TTGTTAGACTTACATGATATATATATGGCATATAAGAAATATTATGTATAACTTTTGTGATTTATAGGGTGTATGGGGGTGATTGATCAGGCTTCTGTGTGGGATAGGCAAATGCACAAATATGAAATATATCGTCAATTTGAAATGAACTTTTTTATAATTAAGTTATGCAACGTCAATATATGAGTAAAATAGAACATCTAAGAATAAGAATGATCTCTGAGATTAATATATTAATAGAAGTATTGTCGTATTATAAGCATAATTGTAAGAATAAGATCATATTAGAAGAGAATATTGATAGTTTATTATCTAAATGCGCTGAAGTGCAGCATAAAATGTTGAATGATGAGTAATTTACCAGCATATATAAAAAAATTAACGCCTATGCAGCAATTAACATGCGAAGCAATGGCAGCAAATCCTAATATAGGGACTAATGAAGTGGCTAAGATGGTTAATATCAGCCCTGAGACTGTAAGAAAATACAAAAGGAATCCGCAGTTTAATGAAGCAGTCTATAATAGGTTTATGGAGATTTCAGGTGGTCGCTTAGTGCAAGTGGTTGATTCTATGATCCGCGAAGCATCGGAGGGAAACGTTCAGGCGGCTACCTTAATTTTAAAACACTACGGCAAACTGGAAGATAAAATTACTGTCAGGATTGAAAGCCCTTTTGAGAAGTTCTTAAAAATGGGTAATATTGATGAGGCGGTAGTTGATGACGAAGATGCTAAAATGATAGCAGATGAGTTGGTTGGCGTAAACATAGATCAGCTGCCGCCAAGAAATCCAATTAATGACAAACCTAAAACGCGAGTGCAGCGTGAAAATAAAAAATTAAAAGAAATCACAGATGAAAGTTATCAGGAGCAGCACCGCAAAAAGCGCAGGAATGAAGCATATTTATTACGGCGTAGAGCTGAGGCTGTAGGACTAAAGCCATTAAAAGGTGGTAGGCAGCGCGAGAATGTCAGGAAGGAATGGATCAGGGAGCTACGCAATCGCGAGAAGATTCAAGGTATAAAATAATTAAGTTTTTTGAAAATATTTTAATTTATCTTCAGGAATCTTAGAATTATATTTTAAATCTATAATTTCAACTACTCTAGGATCGCGATTACTTTTAACTAATTTATTTAGTCTTGATTTAAGATCATCAAGGAATCCCTGAAGCGTATTCCCTTTTGCATTTATATAATCAAAGCCATGCTCAGTCTCAAACTGAATCTCTGCATGATATCTAAAATCATGATTAACCATATCCATAATTAATCAAACGCCCTTAATAACATCATATAAGTATCATGATTACAATTAACTGATCTTACGCTTAATTCATAATCAGGAAAATTTTTCTTTACCCACTTATTAGCTTTGTTAATTGCTGATTTTGCGCCACGCGCTTGAACTGTATTCCAACCCCAGTCTCCGCCACGAATAGCCGTAAAAGTAAAATTCCATTCTTTCATTTATATCTCCTTTTTATTTTTGCAGTAACGCTCTTCATATATTTTTCCAAGTGTTCCATCTTTTTTAACGCTCTGAAATTCAAACATAATATTTGTATTATTAGCATACTTCCTAATATCAATAACTTGAAACACTTTAGATTTATGCTGTCCATTACGCATACCATGAATTTTTTCTAGCTTTACCTGATCGCCAACTTTTATATCAGGAATCCTATTTAGCCAAAGATGCTGATTATCAGATATATATTCTTTATCTATATTTATCATATTAATCCCTACTATAATTTAAAACTGCAATAAAACTATGCTCAAAAACAAAGCCATCAACTACTTTATTTTCAGATTGCTGAACAACTTCTAAATTATCACATTTAGATACTAATGATTTAATTCTGCGCTCATACATCTTAACATCTTCATCATAAAAATCAGGATGTACTTTATATTCAACAACAATCTCGCCATCTGCATACTGATGAAAAAAATTAACAGCCTTAGCTATAGATGTACCATTAGCAATATTCACGCCTAGCATTTGATCATTTTCAAATTTTACGCCTTGAATATCTACACCTCTGTTGAGTATTATGTTTGTAATTGTCATATCTTTATTCATAACCTATAACAAATGTAATATATGTTATATTAATAATGCAAGTATTATTTAAAAAAAAATAAAAAAAGGGGCTTTCGCCCCTCTTTTTTAGAGTGTTTAAACGTTCTTACTGCGATTATAATCCAATAATATGGTTTATATCCTCAGAAATCGGATCATCTGTCATGACTTGTCCGCAAATACCGCATAAAGGGGCGGCTTTTTCGTACATTGTTCTGCTCATGCGTACAAAATAAGGTTCATGATGAGTATTAGTACACTCTATTTTTAGGTTACGAGTAGATTGTTTTTTGCGATTAGTAACATCCAAAGCTCTATGCGGATATTTACCAATCTTTTCTTCAATTTCATATATAATCTCTTTTAAGCTGTCAGATTCACTTGTAGCGGTCATTTTACCTTGTAAGCCACATGCAATAGCCATTCTGCGAAATTCGCCCTTGTGTCCGCTTTTACAATCATCTACAGCGTGAATTAACTCATGGACTAATACGCCAGCAACTTTAGTTATATGTTTTTCATCAAGACATGGATTAATAAATATCTCATTAACGTTTGCTCTGCTTACTGATCTTTTGAAGCACATGCCTATTGTTTTATTTTTAGACTTAGCTCCGCCTGATACTGGAAAGCCTACGCTTACTTTGATTTTTTTAAGATTAAGGTCAATACCAGCTGGCTTAAATACTCTTGTTTTGAGCTGCTTAGTCATTTCCCAAAGCCAAGTTTCTCTGTTCATTTTAGGTGTTTTCATTCTATTTGCCCTCCTGAATTCTATTTAATTGATCTAATTCATACTCTAAACAAATTCTGCGATAATTTAATTTATCAAAAATCTTATCGTATTGTCCCCAAGCGTTATATTCGCCGTTATCAAAAGCAATTTTACTGCTTTGTTTTACTTTTTGAATTTTAGAATTTATTTTTTTTAACTCTTTTTCAACTAATTTTGTAATACGTTTCATTGTTTTTTCCTTTATTTGATTCATAACCTATAACAATTCTAACACCTGTTATATATTAGTGTCAAGTATTATTTTTAAATACTTTAAAAAAATTTTTAAGGTAAATTAAAAGCTGTATATGGATAGTCTTACATCGTATAAAAGCAAATGGTTTGAATTTTTAAATTATGAGCCTCATGCAGGTCAGCAAAAAATTCACGCTTTGCCTGATAGTAAAAGATTTATAGTAGCCTCATGCGGTAGAAGATGGGGCAAATCCATGTCGGCGGCTAGGGAGGCGGAAACTCTAGTTACTCAAGCTAATAAAAATGTTTGGATTGTCGCACCCACCTACTCAACCTCGGAACGTATATTCAGAATCGTCTATGATGATCTAATCATTAAACATAACCTCCCTACTCGCCGCAAATCTTTAAATGAACAATATATAGAATTTGAATGGGGTTCTATTATTGAAGGAAAATCGGCGGAACATCCTGAATCTTTAATTGGTGCTGGAAATGACCTTGTAATTATTGATGAAGCCAGTAAAATGAATTTAAAAAAAATATTTGAGATGTATCTCAGACCAACGCTATCAGATAAAAAAGGCAGATGCATTATGATATCTACGCCTGAAGGATATGATGGATTTTATGAGTATTATATACATGCTCAAAAAGCTGATATGTGGGCGGCATTCAATTCGCCGTCATGGGAAAACCATCACGCATTTCCAAAAGGGCAAGATGATCCTGATCTTTTAGAAATGAAATCATCAATGACTAGAGAAGTGTTTGATCAGGAAATGGGTGCAGAGTTTACTTCGCTTAGTGGTCGAGTATATAATGATTTTTCAAGGCGTACTCATGTAGGTAATTATCCATACAATTCTATGCTGCCTGTATATTTAACTTTAGATTTTGGTTATCGAATGCCAGCTGCTTTATTTTTCCAAGTAGCAAAATTTGGAGATAAAGGCGAAGATCATATTTTTATAATTGATGAAATAATTCATGAGAAAAATTTAAAGATATCTGATTTAGTTACAGCAATTAAAAAGAAAAATTACAGGATAGCGCGTGTCTACGGCGATCCAGCTGGCTATCAAATGCAGAGTTCTGTGGGTATGGGAGAAGCAGATATTTTTAGGCAATTAACAGGTTTGCCTGTAATTACGCGCAGAGATAAATTAAGCAGAAGTATTCAATCAGGAATTAGTCATGTTCGTCAATTTATGATGTCAGCAGAGGGAAGTATTAGATTACATATAGATCAGAGCTGTATGGGTATTGTTGAAGATATTGAGTCATATAGATATCCTGAACATAAAGAGGGTAGTAATTTAAAAAATGAACCATTAAAAGATGGTTATCATGATCATGGCTGCGATTGTTTGCGCTATGGTATCATTGGAAAATTTCCAATAAGAAATCAAAAATATAAGGTAAGTAGCAGATGAATGATTTAGCATTAGATTTAATTCAAGAATCCCTCAAAGAACAGAAGCAAATGTATGCAAAAGGCAGAAGGGATGCAATTTATAAATTATTAGATTATTATGCTGGAGATAATACAGCGCAATACATTGAGGATAGATTTAGTGCTGATGCATTTCGTGAGATTCCTGTAAGTGAATTTAATGTTACGCGTAGAATGATAGACCGCATGAGTAGGATTTATACGCTTGGAGCGCAGCGCAATGTGAGTGATCGCTATGATGACATGATCCATAATAAACCTTTTAAAATGAAGCACATGGAAAAAATGACTAGGTTAATTGGAACAATCGCCACTCAGGTAGTGTTTAAACAGTCTCCCAAGCCTCATTTTAATTACAATCCAGTTTACTATTTTGATGCATTTTTTGAAGATGATCCATTTGTTCCATCAGCTATAACATATCCAATGGTGCAAAATGTTGTTGATGTTACTGATGTTGCTGGATTACAATATTGTTACTGGGATAAAGAATGTTTTATAAAATATGATGAAAATGGAATGGTACTTGAAGAGCAGATGCATAATTATGGAATACTGCCTTTTGTGTTTACGCATCGCGAGCATCATCTAAATGAATTTTTTGTTGCTGGAGCTTATGATATTGTTGCAGCAAATGAGCAAGTTAATATTTTACTTACTGAAGCTGCGCTAGGTATGCGCTTTCAGATGTTTGGTCAATATGTGATTGAGGGTATGTATGAGGAGGAGCGTTTAATGCGTGCTGGATCATCTGAGATCATGGTAGTGCCTGAACCAGCTAAATTAGATATTAAAACACCTAAAGCTAATGTTAGAGAAGCTATTGATCTTATTAAGGCTATACTTGATCTTACTGCTCAAAATAATCATTTATGGATTACATTCGCTGAAGATGGAAAAAGTGATAGACCATCAAGCGGCGTTGCTTTAAAAATTAAAGACTTAGAACGCTTTGAAGATTTTCAAGATGATATAGAATTATGGGAATTATACGAAAAAGAATTATATCAGGTAGAGCGTACAATAGCTAGAGCTAATAATATTGCGCTTCCTGAAAATATTGGTTTAAAATTTAATGAACCTGAGTATCCAATGAGCGTACAGGATCAGATAGCAATGGATAATTTTTTGATGCAGAACAATGTTATTACTCAAAAAGATTTAATGTTAAAATATAATAAGCATTTGACTGAGCAAGAAGCTGAGTCAGTAATTAATCAGAATAGAGAAGTAAATGGCGAAGCAGCCCCAAGAGAGCAAGAACAATCAGTTTTTAATAGACTACTTACGCAAAATCCACCAGCTGAATGATATAGAGTTTGATATTCCTCAGCAGGATATCAATGAGGTCATAAAAAATCCAAGACAATATGCGCTGGATTTTATTGAGTTAATGTTTGCTAAATCTATACCGCGTTTTTTAGAGAGTTATAAAGCTGGCGTAGAATTTGGCAAAAAAAATAAGTGAACAAGATGAAAGCTGATGCGAGATCGGTCAAAATGGACAGGGTTGATGATAACTACATTGTGCGTATTAATATCCGCGCTCTTATTTACCTGCTTACTCTTGTCGCTTCGGCTACTTATTACTGGTATAATACTCAAAGCAAAATTGAACAGCTTCACTTGGATGTGAGTCAGCTGCATGAAAGAGTTTTAAAACTTGAAGCTAAACATGAGGAAGAAATAAAAAAAGTAATGGGTTGGTATGAGGAATTAAGTTTGAATCCTCTTACTGGATTTAAAAAGAAAAGGAAGTAAATGGCTAGGCATGATGCGGATGGGAATGCAATTAGCTGCCCTAAATGCAATAGTAAAAAAATGCGTAAAGATGGATTTGCGTATTGGAAAACGTTTAAACGCCAGCGATGGCTGTGTACTGATTGCCATAAAAAAACAATAGCACCCTCAAAAATAGCTCACAATCCTTTTAATGTTCCTGAAGTTCCTGTTGAGGAAATGGCTATTGAAGATATAATTGCATTCAGGAATAAAAAATATCAGATCAAAGTAAAAAACGCTAATTACAAAAAATTAATACCTATTCAAGTTAATACAACTGGCGTTATTGGAATTGCTCATTTCGGCGATCCACATGTTGATGATGATGGAACAAATCTTGCAGAAATATATGATATTGTTAATACAATAAATAAAACAGAAGGAATGTTTGCTGGGAATCTTGGCGATGTTCAAAATAATTGGATAGGGAGATTAACAGCGTTATATGGGCAGCAATCAACAACAGCCAAAGAATCTTGGCTTATTACTGAGCATTTTTTAACCAGCGTACCTTGGATGTACTTAGTGGCTGGAAATCATGATGTTTGGTCAGGCGATGGCGATCCTATTGAGTTTATTATGCGAGATCAGCCTGCTTTATATCAGAAGCATGGCGCAAGAATGAATTTAGTTTTTCCAAATGGGCGGCAAATTCGAATTTCAGCTCGTCATCAGTTCAAGGGAAATAGTATGTGGAATACTGCTCATTCTATCAGTAAGGCTATTCAGATGGGTTGGCGTGATCATATTTTAACTGCTGGGCATACTCATGTATCAGGATATCAGGTATTAAAAGATCCGTCATCAGGATTAATTAGCCACGCGCTGCAAGTTGCATCATTTAAAAATATGGATGAATATGCTGAAAAATTAGGCTTAGATGATAAAAATATTTTTAATTGTCCAGTAACAATTATTGATCCTAAGTACGCTGATGATGATCGCAGATTGATTACTACAATATTTGATCCGCATGAAGGCGCAGATTATTTAACATGGAAACGCAAAAAGAAGTAAGTTTAATGGGGGGTAAATTAAAATAATATAAAAATGTCAGGAGTCTAAAAATGCCAAAAGTCGGAAAGAAAAAATTTTCATACACCAAAAAAGGGAAAAAAGCTGCTAAAAGGTACGCTAAAAAGACTGGTAAAAAAATGAGGTATGGCAAGTAATGCCGCGAAAGCGTAAAACAAAAAGAAGAAAATCAACTGTTAATAAGGCTGGCAACTACACTAAGCCAACATTACGCAAAAGATTGTTTTATAGAATTAAAGCTGGAAGCAAGGGCGGAAGGGCTGGATTGTGGAGTGCGCGTAAAGCGCAGATGCTTGCTAGAGCGTATAAAAAAGCAGGAGGAGGTTATAAAAAGTAATGGCACTTAAAAAATCTCAAAAAAGCTTAAAAAAATGGACTAGCCAAAAATGGGGATATCTTAATCCTAAAGATGCTAAAAAACCTCGCAAAAAGCGCGGTAGGTATTTGCCAGCTAGTGTACGCAGATCAATGACTGCTTCGCAAAAAGCCTATGAAAATAGAAAAAAAAGAGCAGCTAATAAAAAAGGTAAAGCTAAAGCTAAATATACCAAAAGAACTGCAAGAAGGGTTAGGCGAGCATAATGCCTATGCCATTTCAATGCATTTATTGTGGTAAGCATGTTAGTCAGGCTTTAGGAGGTATTTGTGATAAATGTAAAAAAGAGGAAGAAGAAGAGTAATGGAGTTTATGGAGATTTACGCAGAAGGGGGTATGATCGCTGTCGTAGGGGCTTTATTAGTGTATATGGTTTACTCTATGAGCAAAAGAGGATCGGAGCAGGCAG